CGAGGTCATCCACCTGCTCGACGTTGCCGCCCGACCGCCACGTGAACGGGATCGTCAGGCGCCCGCCGAGCGTGTTCTGGATCATGCGGGTCCGCAGGCCGTCGATGAACTGCTCGATGCCACGCTCACCTGCGATCCGCAGGGTCGCCTTGTGGACGGGGTCGTATAGGTTGCGCCACCAGACGACGAGCTGCACCTGCGACTCAAGCAGGCCGACGCCGCTGATGGGGTGCCGCGCCGTGTCGCCGCCCGGGATCACCTGGATCGCGTACTGCGCCGTCACGTCCTGCCCGGGCGCCTCGCGGAGGTAGACGGCGATGCCGTAGCCAGCCTCGTCCATCCACTCCTTCAGGTCCGCGACGAGCGCGTTCCACACGTCGGCATTCGCCTGCACGGCCATCAGCGGCCCCTCCCGTGCATCTGGTGCTGCAGGCCCATGCGGATGCTCCAGGCGAGCTCGTCGCTGCCCGTGGCCTGCCGCACGACGCCCTCGGCCGCCTCGGGCGACCCGAACGCCACGGCGATGCCCTGCGCGAACGACAGCGCCCTGCGGGCCTCGACCATCGGGATGTTCGCCATGAGGCCCATAGCAGTCTCCTGGTCAAAGTCGCTCGGGGGACGGCCGTACGTCGCAAGGAAGAGGGCGGCCCCCCTGGTCAGTTTCCCGCGGCTTCCACCGCCTTGCCCATGCGGGCGAATACCGCAAAGAGCACCTCGTCGGTTGATTGCGTGGCCACCTCGGGCGTCCGCGACACCTTGCGGATGGCCGCCGCCACGTCCTGGACTCCCGGCTCGCCGGCGGCAGGCTTGGCAAGGACCGCGAGCATCTCGTTCCACTGCACGATGAGGCTGCCGGCAGGCACCTGGGCGCGGAAGAGCAGGGGGTCGTCGTTCTCGTTCAGGTCGATCACGTGCTGGTTCCCGTGGTGTAGAGGACGTTGGTCGTGTCTGGAACGGCCTTGACCGTCATGCCGAGCCTGCGCTCGACGTTGCCGAAGTTGGAGTGCGCCACGCCGTTCGGAGGCAGGTAGCAGCGCCCGAACGTGTAGACCGTCTTTCCGGCCGTCTTGGGCCAGATGCGGATGGCGAACGTGCCGCCATCGGCGACCAAGATGCGGCCCACCGTGGTCTGTCCGGAAGCCCCGCGCTGGCGCGCCTCAAGCTGCGCGAGCTCCGTGGCGTCCCACTTGACCAGCGTAAACGACATCGTCGCGTCCGTGTTCTGCAGGACGATCTCCTCGGGCGTGCCGCCGCTCGATGACGTCCGCACCTCGTGCTGGTAGTCGTTCCATGTGACCTGGGGGAGATTGTCGTTGTCGCACTCGCCGAGCTCTGCCCAACCCATGCCGTCGTTCCACTCAATCCTGGTCGGTCCGCTTACGAAGATCGCCGTAGGCATCAGTTCGTCCTTCCTTTGAGCACCTTGCTCAGCGCTAGTCTAATCGTGCGGCCGATGCCCGCCCATTCCTTGTCCGTGGGGACGAGGAACGGACGCGCGGGCACCTTGACGCCGCCCCATGCCATGAGGAAGTCCTTGCCGCGCACCAGCCCCTCCTTCTCGGGGTTCTGCCCGGTCGCGTGCTGGCGCACGCCCTTGCGCGTCAGCGGGACGTAGTTCGGCCCGGAGGTCTCAAAGCCGAGCTCCTGGTAGATCGCGTACTTCGGCCCGGTCAGGGTGATCTCGAGCCGGGTCGCGCCGATGCGGGCCGTCCTGGCCCCAAGGTTGCGTACGAGGTTCCCTGTGTCCCGCAGCGGCTGCCCGCCGTCGCGGTAGGACTGCCCCTTGACGAGGTATTCGGTCACCTCCGTGGGCTTGATGGTGACCCGGCCGTCCTTGGCCTTCTTCTGCCGCATCTCAACGCGCTTGCGCGTGCCCAGGATCGGCCCCTGCTTGGGCTTGGTCTTCGTCCAAAACTCGGTGTCTAGGCTCTTCAGGGGCTTCAGGGCGGTCGCAGAGCCGCCCGGGCCTCGGCCCTCGCTCTTGGCGATGTGGCGCTTCGCCGCCGCCGCCACGGCCTGGGAGATGCCCTGCAGGATGCGCGGGTCGCCTAGCGCCGCCGCCACGCGCTTCTGCCAGCTGCTGCCGCCGAAGCCGAAGGCCACGTCAGCCTCCTGGCATCGTGTTGGGCTTGCGCGACGGGAAGAAGTTGCTCGAGCTCACCTGGTTGTAGTAGGCAAGCGTCTGCAGGGGGGTCGCCCGCACCTCGGGCAGGCCAGCGTCGGCCGCCTTGGCGATGGCGCCGAAGATCTGCCGCCCGTCCCGCAGGTGCTCGAGCATCTCGTAGGCCCGCTTGCGGCGCTCCTCCACGGCCGGCGGCACGACCATGCCCCGGCGCTGGAACAGCACCTCGGTCGCCAGGTCGCAGGTCAGCCCGACGAGGAGCCAGTCGCTCGCGGCGGCCAGCGTCGTCAGGTCGAGGTCGGTGTAGATGTTCCCCACCCGGGCGTAGCTCTTGATCATCGCGGTGGCGCGCTCGAGCGCCATCGTCGTGATGGGGTTGGGGGGCGCGGAGTCCTCCCCGTTGTCCGAGCAGAGCTCGGCGATGATCCGGGCGTCCAGTTCCTTCTCAAGGTCGGCGTAGGTGGCGAATGCCATGCGTGCCTCCGTTCACGAAAGGGGGGGAGGGAGCCGAAGCGCCCTCCCCCCTTTCCCTTCCACTCCGAAACCGATCAGGCGGTGACGTCGGCGACGAGGTAGCCCGACACGGGCGCGACCACTTCGGTCGTGCTGTTGTCGATCACGCGGCCCTCGATGCGGCGGTCCTTCGGGTCGTCCCAGTTCTCGACGGTCATGTCCTCGAAGGCCATGATCTGCACGGTCGAGAAGCTCGTCGAGCCCTCGACGCCGATCAGTCCGCCGGGGCGGCTCACGAAGACGGCCGAGTTGCCGTAGATGTACTGCCGGGTCGTGCTCGACGCGCCCTTGCGGGTCGTGACGCGCACGCTGTCGTCCACGACCACCTGCACGCCGAAGAGGTTCGGCGGGAGGCCGTACATGGCGAACGTGTCCGAGCCCTGCAGGAAGGGCATGGCCGCAGGGTAGTTCTTGACGTAGTCACGAACCTCCGTGGTCTGCGAAAGCAGGTTGGCGACGGTCGGGGAGATGACCATCATCACGTCGTACTCGGCCCGCACCGCACCGCCCGTGGTGAGCGAGATGCGCTGCAGGATGCCCTGGATCGCCTTCTGGATGATGTTGGTCGGCGAGGTCGTCCAGACGCCGCCGCCGGGGCTGGCCGTTCCGGTCGCCGCGTAGTTGCCCACGGCGTTGAACGTCGCCGAGGTCGTCAGCGCGGTCGCGGTGCGGATGCAGCGGCCCGTCATGGCCAGCTGCGCCTTGGCGCGGGCGTGCTGCGCGACGATGTCCCAGGCGGCCTGCTTCACGGTCTCGTTCGGGATGTAGAACGGATACGCGAAGCGCTGGCAGGCGAACTGCACGAAGTCGTGCTGGTTCGTGGAGCCGACCGGACGGTCGTTCCCCAGCGGCCACTGGAAGGCGTTGATGTCCGTGATGCGGACGTTGTCGTCCGAATCCAGGCGCAGGTAGTACCCGGTCATCTGGTTGACCGGGACGATCTGCGCGTACTTGGTGATGGGGAACGTGTTCACCGCACGGGTGAACTCGACCTGAAGAGCGCCCGTTGCGAGGGCGTTGGTGGACGGGACGTAGGTGTTGAGCCCGCCACCGACTGCGACGTAAGCCATTGTGTGACCTCCTTAAGGTCCGTTTGGATCAGAGCGCCTTGGTGGCGGGGAGACGGTAGGCCCAGAAGATCTGCCCGCTGGCGGCAGCCTCCAGGGCGACGAACATGGGCACGTTGCCCGAGCCGGCAGCCGTGATCGCCACGCCTGCGGTCGACGGGATCAGGCCCAGGCCTGCGGTGATGTTGCCGCCTGCCTCGATCTGAACCACGTTCGAGGGCTGGAGGCTGATCGGGTCGCCCGACGAGGCGTTGGCCGTCGCGTCGAAGCGGCGGGTGGAGCCGTCCGTGACGCCCACGACGTAGTCGGCGGCGGCGGTGGCGGCCACGCCCGTGAAGGCGGTCGTGTCCATCTTGACGATGCGGTACGGGTTGATGGTCCCGCCCGCGACGAGGTTGGGGGAGAAGTTGAGCATGGGTGTCTGTTTCCTTGCGCCTCAGCGCTTGTTGATGCGGGAGTTGATCGCCTTGGCAAACTCATCCGGCTTGCCTGCGAACTGCTTGACGAGGTCGCCGACGTCGCCCACGGCCATCGCCTTGGGCATGGACGCGCGGCTCATGTCGATCTTGGCGCCGATGGGGTCGCGCGAGAACAGCTCGCGCCACGACTCCAGCAGGGCGACCGGGTCCTTGGCCGAGGCGAGCTGCGCCAGGAGCGCGGGACGCTGGCCCTCGGGGATGCGGTAGCCCTCCTGCTCCATGATCTCGATCTCACGCGAGAAGCGCTCGCGCTTGACCTCGGCCTCGAGGCGGCTCATGCGGGCCTTCAGGCGGGCGTTCTCCGAGCGCAGGGCGTAGGTGGAACGGGAGGCAATCACTTCCTCCTCCTCGTCCATGCCCATCTCGGCGCTCTCGTCGTCGTGGCTGCCGATGTCGATGTGGACGCCTTCGCCACCCTCCTCGGCCTCCTCCTCGTCGGCCTGGAAGTCCATGCCTTCGCCGGCCATCTCGGCCTTGTCCTCGTCGCTGTCCTCGCCGAACTTCTTCTTCATCGTGGCGGCCAGGTCGTCGATGGCGCACTTCATGGCATCGAGCTCGGCTCCGTAGTCTCGGTCTGAAGGCATGGAAGCCTCCTCCTTGATTGCTGCCGGGACGAAGGTGTTCAGCCCGCCCCCGACCCCGGCGAGGTCGTGGTTGGACTTCGAGAAGGTGATCTTCAGGCCGGCACGCTCAAAGTGCGTGTCGGGAAGCGGGCGCCGTGGGGTCTCGCGGCCCAGCAGCGCCACCTCGCTCAGGTGGTTGGATTCGGACCAGATCTCAGCCGAACGCCTGGGGAAGGCGTTGGTGGCGATCAAGCGGTCGAAGATGTCCCTTCCCACCTCCATGTCGCCCACAATGTACCCGACCCCATCCCGTTCCTCGTATTTCAGGGCCGGGATTCTGCCGACCGCCGACTTGGGCTCCTTGCCGTCCTTCTCGTGCATGACCACGATCCTGGGGAAGGAGCCCCGGCTCATGTGCTTGCCCGTGGCGCCGACGATCTTGCGGAGGCGCTCGTTGTCGAAGCGCTTGAGCTCGGGGTCGGCCTTGGCGTCGTCGATGGCGGGGTCGAAGGCCATGAAGAGCTCGACGCCCTTGATGACGACCTTGTCGCCGGCCTCGACGATGGGATGGGATGTGGGGGTCATTCGTCTGCTCCTGCCCAGACCCGGACGGGGTGCTGGGGCTGTGGGATGAGGATGCTTTCCAGGGCCGAACGCTGCAGGAAGGTCATCTTGTCGCGCAGGCGCAGGTTGGCGTGCCAGCCGGGGAGCGGCACGGGGACGGGGTTGCCTTCCTCGTCCACGTCCGGTCCCGGCACCCAGATCGTGCCGATGGGGTCGAAGGACGAGGCTTCGGTCGGCAGCAGGGGGATGCCCGCCTCGGCCATCGCCTGATGGACGTGGGCCTCGTCCTCGCCCTTGAGCCAGTAGTCGTGGAAGGGGGTCATGTGGTGATCGTCTGGAGGTTGCCCGATGTGAGCGTCCCGGCGTAGAACTCGATCTTGCGGATGACCAGATTCGGCCACTGCGAGAACGTGCCGGGGCTGCCGCTGCTGTCGGTTGCCTCCGCGCCAAAGGTCACGAAGTCGATGTTTCCGAAGGTCGTGACATTGTTTGTCTGGGTGTCTACGGACCCGCCATTGATGCAGAACGACGATGACGTTCCATTCCAGTAGTGGACGGCCTTGTTCACCCCCGCGGCGATTGTGCCCGTCGAGGTCTGCCCGTTCGACCAGAACGCCCGCGCCGCGGTCGTGCTGCTGGCCTGAAGGCCGAGTTGCTCCGCAGACGCATCGTCGGTGGACAGCAGCGTCCCGGCCTGACCCGGCGGGTAGAAGTGGATGACGAGGGCACCGGGGTCGCCCCACGACGTGATGGACGAGTCAAGGACGTGCGCGAGGTCGGCGCTGCGGGTGACGGACCCGGTGGTGGTGGCGATGTAAGACGTGGATGTCGCGGCTTCCTCGACCTGCGCACCCCAGGCGAGGATGCTCTTCTCGTTGCCCGCCGTGACCGTGTACGCCGGGAACCCGCTGCTGTTGGTCGCGCCGGATGCCCACATCCCGATTCGGATTCTCATGGTCGTGCTGCCCGCCGATCCCGTTCCGGTGACGGACACCCGATACCACCCGTTTCCGTAATCCTCGATCTTGTACGAGCCGCTGGGCGAGCCTTGGGTGAAGTCTGCCTCGAACGCTCCGGTGCTGAGATTCACGGCCACGGAGTACGCATGAGCCGTACCACCAGCAAACGTCACACCGACCGCCGCATAGCCGCGACCATTGGATGCGGCGTCCTTGACGAACGCAGACACCGTGAATGTGCTGCTGGCTGTTGCGGTTATCGCCGTAGACCGCACGCTGTGAATTGTTGACGTGGAAGCGGATTCCGTGAACGTGTCGGCGGTCGAGGTGTTGTCGGGTGCGGTGCTTGATCCGGCGGTGATTGTCGCCAGTTGCTCTTCAATCCAATACGCATTGTCGAACGTCTCGCTGCGCTGGACAAGGTTCGTCCTGCTCTCCTCCACCAACAGCCCGAGCCGGTTGCCGTTTTTGTCGTGCGTGAGGCGGGCGACGTCGATCGCCGCAGACGCGATGTACCCCGAGGAGTCCACGTAGGTGCCGCTGCTGGCGCGGGTCAGCGTGTAGCCCGATGGGGTGCCCGTAGACCAGTCGATGCTCCATGCGGGCGTGAGCGCCCCGCTCTGCGTGGTCGCGTTCGCAGCCGTCGACGGCGACGAGTCGTAGTCCGCGTTCGTCGCCACGATGCGGTACTCATACGAGGTCGACGCCGTCAGCCCCGTGTCGCTGTACGTCGTGGCCGTTGCGCTGACGGTCGTCAGGGTCGAGTACGACCCGCTGCCGCTCGGGCTGCGCCGTTCGATGCGCTGGCCCGTGTTCCCGGTCGACACGTCCGTCCACGCCAGGTCGATCTGCGAGCTGCTGACCGCCGTCGCCGTCAGGCCCGTGGGGGTCGCGGGGATCGTGAACTTGCTTGCCGCGTTGCTGTTGGCGCTGTTGCCTGCCGCATTGGTCGCATAGACGCGGTACTCGTACTGCGTGCTCTCGGTCAGGCCCGTGTTGCTGTACGAGTTTGCGCCAGCCGACAGGGTGGTGACGGTCGAGTACGAGCCGCTGCCGGCGGGGCTGCGGCGCTCGACCGTGTACCCGGTTTCGTTCGTGGCGTTGTCCGTCCACGCGAGGTCGATCTGCGTCGTGCTCGTGGCGGTCGCGGTGAGCGATGTCGGCGCGGCCGGGACGTTGAGGGTCGTGACCCCGCCCGTCGCGTTCTGGCTGGCGGCCGTCTTGGCGCTTTCGCCCGCGCCGTTGTGGGCGCTGACCCAGTAGTAGTACGTCGTGCCGATGGCCGGGGGCGCGGACGGGTTGTTCGTCGCGTTGTCCGTGTAGGTCTGGATGCCCGCGAGCGGGGCGTTCAGGAGCGTCGCGCCCGTCGTGGTGTTCGACGTGTTGCGGTAGACGTAGAAGCCATCCTCGTCGCCCGAAGCGTCCGTCCAGGTGATCGTGACCGCGACCGCCGTGGTGCTGGCGCTCGCGCTTACCCCGGTCGGGGCGTTGGGGATGGTGGCCGACTGCGTGGTCGCGTTGGCCGCATTGCTGTAGGCGCTCAGGCCGGCGGGGTTGCTCGCCGCCACGCGGTATTCGTACTGCGTCGCGGCCGTCAGCAGGGTGTCGCTGTAGCTCGTCGCCGTGGCGCCCGCCGTGCCGACCTGGACGTAGGTGCCGCTCCCGGCAGGGGAACGGCGCTCGATGACGTAGCCCGTGTTGCCCGTCGACACGTCCGTCCAGGCGAGGTCGATCTGGCTCGAGGACGTGGCCGTGGCGGTCAGGCTGGTGGGGGTGCTTGGCACCGTCCAGGTCGCGGCCACGTTGCTGTACGGGCCGTCGTCGCTGCCGAGGTACTCGCGGACGCGGTAGTAGTACTCGGTGCTCTCGGTGAGCCCGGTGTCGTTGTACTGGAAGACGCCCGATCCCACGGTCGTGATCTGGGTGAAGGTCACCCCGTCCGTCGACCGCTCGATCTTGAACCCGTCCTCCTTGAGGTCGCCGTCCGTCCAGCGCAGGCTGGTGCTCGTGGTCGTGTCGGGCACGGCCTCGAGGACGATGCCCCCGGCGCGCCCGAGCAGGAGCGACTGCCGGCTCGATCCGGTCAGGCCGGGACGGGACATTCGCGCGGCGCGCTGCACGTCAGATGGCGTACCAGAAGAGGCCCATCGTGATGGTCAGGCCGCCGCCCGGTGCCGGGGCGATGAAGTCGGCCGTGACGAGCTGCGCGCCCGCCAGGTCGACCAGCCACGACGCCGGGGTGGTGATGCTGCCCGCCGCAGTGCCGCCCGGGGTGTAGACGTTGACCGGCGGGAACACGGGTGCAGATGGGTTGGTGCCGCCGCCGAAGAACCCGATGTCGCCCGGGGTGCCGAACGAATACAGCGTGGCGCCCGAGGCGAACAGCAGGCTGTACTGCGCGAGGATCGTCGGCATCCACCAGATGTCGCCCGAGTTGTTGCGGTCGTCGAACTTCTGCCAGCCGATGAGGCGGACGCTTGTCGTGGCCCCGCTGGTCGTCCAGGTGTTGTTGTCGCTGCGCCTGCCGTAGGGCGTGATGCGGATGAGGCTGGGGCTTGCGTAGCCCTGGGTGAGGTCCATGTCGAGCACCACGCCGGAAGTCGGCTTGACGTCGGTAGGGACGCGGTTGGTGAAGGACGCCGCGACGGAGTCCACGGACATCTGTCGGAGGTTGGGCTGTCCGGTCGAGATGAATGCCTGTGCCATGTCAGATTTCTCCTCGGCGCTTCATGTCGAGCGCGATTGCGACGGCCTGCTTCTGGGGCTTGCCCTCGGCCATGAGCTTGCGGATCTTGGCGCTGACGGCGGGGTCGGACTCGGCCATGACCTTGCGCCCGGGCTTGTCGGCGGCAGCGTGGGTGGACTTCGCGCCGGGGCGGGAGGCCGTGCCCTTTGACTGCGCCCAGGCAATCAGGTCGGCCGGCAGATCCTTGGTGATTTCGGTCGGCAGGTTCTTGATGATGCCGCGAGCGTACTTCTTGTCCCCACGCTGCACCGCCGTCCTCAGCAGGGACAGCGACTCGGCCTGCTGACGGTACTGACCGCGATGCGTGCCCGAGGCCGAGCTGCCGGCCGCGAGCTCGCGCGCAAGGGCGACCTGCTTGGCAATGACCGAAGACCATGCACGAGCGCTCGGCGGCGGCGCCTTCTTCTCGATCAGGTCTCGCTGGATCTGCGTCCACAGGTCGAAGGACACGGCTGCACCGAGGCGAGCGGACTTCATCTGCCCGCCGCCGGCGACCCATTCGTCCACCTCGCGGGGAACCCAGTTGCGCCAGTCGTCGCCCATGTCGGCCATCGCCTGCGTCTTCAGGTCATAGAGGCCGTTTCGGACCATGCGGTGATCGCCGGAGTACAGGCCACGCATGATTGTCTTGAGGGCCGGCACGAGGTGGCGGTAGGCGTACTTCTCGTTGCTGCCGGACGGCAGCGACCGCGCCTCGTTGACGGCGCGGGTGAGGTTCTTCTGCACCTGATCCATCCAGAGGCCGATCTGTCGCTTGTCGGCGGCCACGGCCATCTTCGCCTTCGCGCCGGGGCGGGCAAACGGCGTCTTCACGGACGACTGCATCGTCACCAGCGCCCGCACCGCGATCTGCACTTGCTCCGTGAAGTGCTCCACGTCGCGCACGTTCGTGCTGGCGTTGATCGTCTTGATCGCCGCCGTCACGTACCTGTCCATCGCGTCCTGACGCGCCTTGGCCTTGTCGCGCATGAACTTGTAGTTGGCGACCGCGTCCTGCGCCTGCTTGCGGGCGGCGGCGAGCGCCTGCTTGTACTGCGGCGAGGTCGGGTCGACCGGGGACGCGGTCAGGGCGCCGTAGGCGGCCCCAAGGCGGTCCATGATGCCGGCGCGGATCTTCTTGCGGTGGCGAGGTGCGGTGCTCATGCCCGACCACGCTTTCTCTGCTCGTGGCCCTGCTTTGCCTTCGCCAAAATCTGATCGATGTCGCGCTCCATTTGTCCCAACTTCGCCGACACGGCACTGGCCTTGCTGATCACGCCCGTCACCATCGCCAAAGCCTGATCCATCTGATCTCGGCCATACAACGCGTTGGCCTGCTCGAGGGGCGCGCGCCAGGTGTTCAGCAGACGCTCAATGGCTTGCTTGACCTTCCATGCATCGTCGTAAGCATCAAGATCGAAGGTGCGCGCAAGGTCCGTCTTGTGGCGCACATCCCATAGACGTTCGACGAAATCGCCATCTAGGTTGAATGCCTTCACGAGCATGGCCTTGACCTGCTGTGGGGTTGCTGCGGCCGCGAATCGGCGCTTGCTGCCGCCCAATGTCGCATTCGGGATTGCGAGGATGCCCAGCCGCGCCTTGATCTCGTTCCGGGTGCTCATGCCGCCCATCGTAGCGTTCCTCCTTGTGGTCTACGCATTCACGAAGCCGGGATCGGGGATCTCGCGGCGGTCGATCACGCCCTGCCGCGCGCCGTTGTGCGCCCTGATCGCCTGGTAGTCGAGCGTCCCGTTCGGGAGCGTCCAGCCGTTGTCCATCGCGTCCGAGGCCGACACCGGGATCAGCGCGCAGCGGCAGTTGAAGCCGCAGGGCGGGGTGATCCCCATGCGGTCGAAGTCTGCCATCGTCCCCACGTAGCCGTCAAGCGCCCGGTGCGCCGGCCGCGTGCGGTTGTCCCGCGTAGCGCTGTACTCGACCAGCGGCACGAACGCCTGCACGCGCTCGTCGCGCAGCACCTCGGCCGCCCCCTCCGTGGCTGCCCGGTTCGTGTTCGTCCTGAGCACGGTCTCCAGGCGCGCGCTCGAGAGCTCGACCCCCAGGCGCACCTGCGCCGTGGTGACGAAGTCCCCCAGGTTCATCGCCTTGATCTCCTTGCCCACCACGCTCTTGCCGGGGCGCTCCTCAATCACCCGGGCGATGAGCTCCTGCACCTTAGCCGTCTGGCCGGGGCTGAGGGCCGTCACGAAGAACGTATCACTTACGATCCGTTTCACGGCCGAGATGCCGCCCGCAGCATTGGGACGCGACAGCACGCCGCGTAACAGGCCGTCTAGCAAGGGGCTGCGCTTGCGGAGGTCGATCAGGGCGTTCTGCCGCTCATGGTCCCCGACCTCGCGGGCGCTGCGGCGGGCGGCCTCGACGAGCACCTCCCAGTCCTTGCGGCTGATGGGGACGCGGCGGCGGAACCAGTCCGCGATGGGCTTCATGGCCTCCCCGCCGAAGCCGTCGAGCTTCAAATCGGGCAGGGCGGCGAAGGTGACGGCGTCCCCGTCCTCGAGCATCCCCTCGACGGCCTTGTCGGGGATGCGGGCCTTGGTGACGGTCTGCCGCGCCCCGGCGAGCCAGGAGGCGAGCAGGAGGGCGCTGGTGGCCTCGGAGAAGGCGTCCCAGAGGGCGGGGTCGTCCTGCCCGCGCACCTGGGCGGCGAGGGCTTGGCGGTACGACTGCTGCGCCTCGCGCAGGACGCGGCGCAGGTGCTTGTCGAGCGCGGGTCGCTTCATCGCTTGCGCTTGCGGAG